AGCTAAGCCAAGTACATTCGGTTGTAAGTGGTGTTATTTTGGTAAGGAGAAAATTTGTGAAGACAGGTATGAATGATTTATTTAATATGATACGTGGTGGGGCTATAAAACGCTACCACACCTTAGAGATTATAGGTGAGCAGTCAGTCGCTTCTCACTCTTGGGGCGTAGCTATTATTCTACAGTTTTTAGAACCTAACGTAAGTAAACAAGCTATATTAAGAGCCTTGACTCATGACGTAGCAGAACTTTTTACTGGTGACGTGCCTGCTCCTGTAAAATGGGATAACCCTGATTTAGTAGAAGTATTAAAAAGGATAGAAGATAAGTATGAGAGTGACATAGGTATAGAGTATGAACTTACCCCACAAGAAATAGCGTTAGGTAAACAGGCTGACATGTTTGAGTTATTGGTTTTTTGTGTACGTCAAAGGCGTTTAGGCAATACTAATATGAATGAAGTTTTTAGCAACGGTGTTGAGTATTTAGCATCAATTAATTTAAATAGTAGAGGTAAAGAGTTGCTAGGTTATCTCACTAAAATTTATGGAGGAATATAATGGAAGGAAGTGACTTTAACATTATAAGAAAACTAGCTAACTTAGACGTTAGTAAACTAGAACAAGCTGAACGTAGCTACGGCGACAGTTGGCGTAAACGTGGTGGCATAGGTGCTTTTATGATGCTAGCACGTAAGTGGGATAGGATAGAGAATCAAGTAACTAAAGACGGTTATGACATATTTGAGTCTATCTATAATGACCCTAGTGATACAGGTATATTAGATGATATACGTGATTTACGTAGATACTTACTATTAGTTGAGGGGTTTATGAGTAACGGTGAGAACTTTGACTAGAGGCATAACGTTTAGTGCTTTTGATTTATTTCATGCTGGTCATGTGGCTATGTTATCTGAGGCTAAAGGTCAGTGTGACTATTTAGTTGCTTGTATCCACGCTGACCCTAGTAAAGAAAACCCAGATAAAAATAAACCTGTACAAAGTTTATTAGAACGTCAAATACAAGTAAACGGCTGTCGTTATGTAGACGAAACTATAGTTTACGAAAGCGAAGAAGACTTACGTAATATATTAAGGACTATACCTTGGGACGTAAGAATTATAGGTGAGGAATATATGAATAAACATTTTACAGGTAAAGAGGAATTTAATTTACCTAGTAAAAAAGTTTACTACAATTACAGACAACATACATTCAGTAGTAGCGAGTTAAGAAGTAGAATACAATGCAAGACACAAGACAAATAAGTTTGTTTACGCCCGAGGTGGACTGGACTCCACCCAGTAGTTTACCAGAGTTGAGTGGATACAACGAAGTAGCTATTGATCTAGAGACATACGATCCATTACTAATGTCTCATGGTCCATCTTGGGCATTCCCAGACGCTGGGTATATAACTGGTGTAGCTATAGCTACTAAAGATTTTAGTTTGTATTTTCCTATACAACATAAAGGCGGTGGTAATTTAGATAAAGAATTAGTTTTGAGGTGGTTAGGTAAACAAATGTCACACAATAACGATAAAATATTTCATAATTCTTTATATGATATGGGTTGGCTAAAACGCTACGGCATAACTGTAAACGGCAAAATACAAGACACAATGTTTGCTGCTCCTTTAATAGATGAAAACCAATATAGTTACTCACTAAATAGTCTCGGAGAAAAATATTGCGGGGAGAAAAAAGACGAAACTTTACTTTACAATGCAGCTCGTGCTTATGGTGTTGATGCTAAAAGCGAGATGTATCTACTACCTGCTAAATATGTTGGTCCCTACGGTGAGCAAGATGCAGCATTAACTTTAAAATTATGGGGCGTGTTTAAAAAATTAATAGAGTTAGAAAACGTAGGAAAAATATATGAGCTTGAAACTGGCTTAATACCTATATTACTTGACATGAGGTATAAAGGAGTACCAGTTGATTTAGGCGTAGCTGAGCAGGTAAGTAAAAGGTTACAAAAAGAGGAAGACGATATACTAAATAATATACATAAAGAGTTCGGTATGAAACCAGAACTCTGGGCAGCACAGTCAGTAGCTACGGTATTTGATAGAGCTGGTCTCAGTTACCCACGAACACCTAAAACTAACGCCCCATCATTTGCTGGAGACTGGCTAGAAACACACGACCATAAGTTAGCTAATAACATAGCACGAGCACGTAAGTTAAATAAAGCTAGGACTACATTCATAGATAAAATGATATTAGAGCATAACGTAAACGGTAGAATACATGGAGAGTTACACCCTTTACGTAGTGACCGTGGAGGCACAGTGACAGGTAGGTTTAGTAGTAGCAACCCTAATTTACAACAAGTACCAGCACGTAATGAAGATATTGGTCCTCTCATACGTAGTATTTTTGTACCTGAAAAAGATCATTACTGGGGCGTGTTTGATTATTCTCAACAAGAACCTAGACTTACAGTTCACTATGCTTCGGCTACTGAACAAGAGGGTGCAAGCGAGGCAGTAGATGCTTACCGTAATCAAGACGCTGACTTTCATCAAGTAGTAGCAGATATGGCTAATATAAGTCGTAAAGAAGCTAAGATTATTAATTTAGGATTAAGCTACGGTATGGGTAAAGAAAAATTAGTAAAACAATTAGATTTATCAATGCAGGAAGCAGAGGTTTTATTTGACACATACCATAAAAGAGTTCCTTTTATAAAAGGGCTACGTGATCAATGTGCTAGGCTCGGTGCTAATCGTGGTTACATTACAACTATAGCTGGTCGTAAGTGTAGGTTTAATTTATACGAGCCTAAAAATGAAAGAAAGACACCGTACCCTTATGAAAAAGCGATAACAGAATATGGTAGTCAAGTTAAAAGAGCATACACTTACAAAGCTATGAATAGACTTATACAAGGCTCAGCAGCAGACATGACTAAACAAGCTATGCTTGAGCTATATAAAGAGGGCATACTGCCTCACACACAAGTTCACGATGAGTTAGATATATCTGTAACTGACTCAAAACAATGTGAAGTCATTATGAAAATAATGTCTGAATGCACACCTTTATGTGTTCCCAATAAAGTTGATGCAGAGATAGGTAGAAGTTGGGGAGAAGCAACCGTACACTACAAGGAGTTTTTTAATGAGTAAACGTACAGAGAAAGATCAGATGTATTCTGATATTTACAAACACTACTGGAAAGATCACATGACTCTAGAAGAGATTGGTATCAAGTACAATATAACTAAACAACGATCGTGGCAGATTGTCAGATTTAGTCTGTTAGGAAAAGGTGATTACTACGCAGGATATAAAACATATATGGATAAAAAATATGAGATAGATCACACACCTGACCTTACTACTAAAGAAAGAAGTAACCTACTCAGAGCTTGGCTTAACGATCAAAATATACGCCTTATAAAAGGTAAATACGACACATCAAGCGTAAACTAATTTATTTTTAGATGATGCTTTTAATCATTAATGACCTATAGTTTAATATTAGGTAGTTAGCTAAACAGGTTAGCTAACACTAAACTAACCTTTGAGGAGGGTAATATGGCAGCAGCCGTAGAATCAATGGCTTATGCAGGTGAAGTACCTTGGCATGGGCTTGGTGTACAAGTTGATAGTAATTTGACACCTAAGGAAATGTTAGTTGAGGCTGGTCTTGATTGGTCAGTCAGTAAGCGTGAAATATTTACTTATGACAACGCTGACCCAGATAAGTCAGAAGACTTAATCATGGCACCTAACCACTCGCTACTCGTAAGAGATAGTGATAACACAATCTTTGGACCGTGTGGACCAAAGTTTATACCTACCCAAAACGAAGACGCTTTTACGTTTTTTAAGAAGTTTACCGACGCTGGTAAAATGACTATGGAAACTGCAGGGTCTTTAAAAGACGGTCGTCAAATATGGGGTTTAGCTAAAGTTGATGAAAGCTTTACGCTTCCTGGAGACGACAGGGTATTAGGCAACTTACTTGTGTCTGTAAGTCACGAGTGGGGTAAATCTAACGAGATTAGGTTTACGCCTATAAGGGTAGTTTGTAATAACACTTTAAGTATGGCATTAGCTGATAGAACTCAGCCACATTTTAAAATGCCACATACTAGGGCGTTTGATGCAGACTTAATTAAAACCGCTGAAGATGCATTAGGTTTAGCAAGTAACCGTATGAAAGAATACAAAGAAGCAGCAGAGTTTTTATGTACTAAAAAGTATAATAAAGATACTGTAGTTTCTTATATTGCTGATTTAATGCAACCTAAACTAGCTATGCAACAAAAATTACTTGAGCAAAGTAAAACTGAAAAAACATATTTAGCTCGTGCTACTATGCTTGATGAGTTTCAACGTGCTCCTAGTAAAGTATATGAAGCACTTGAGCAACAACCAGGAGCTAATTTAAAAAGTAGCTCAGGTACGTGGTGGGGTGCTATGAATGCTGTAACGTTTGTAGTTGACCATAAATGGGGACACGACCGTGACGCAGCAATGCATAACGCTTGGTTTGGGGCTAGAGCTAGTTTAAAAACTAAAGCTATGACTACAGCTTTAGATTACGCAAAAGCTGCATAATGCCTAGCGGTATAACTTTTGTTTACTTCCTACCTGACTATCCTAGTCGGGTAGTGAAGTTCGACATGAGTGAAATGCATAAAGTTAAAGGTGGTGGTATAGCTATAGGAGACCCTGATGTTATGGCACCAGCTTTACCAGTGCATGAAGCTGAAAGATGGTATAAAGTACACACTGGTAAAACTAAAAAGTTTGAAGACATTAAAACTGGTCAAAAAACTTTATACAAAATACTAATGAAAAAAGCTGTTGATATGGAGGAGGAAGATATGTCAAACAGATACAGACAGACACCTAAAATAGATATACCAAAACCTAATAATTATTGTAAGACTGTACGTGGTCGTGATCCATACGACACTAGTCAAACACTTATTAGAACAGATAAAATGCCTATGAGTCAAAATAATAAAGACAGACTCAAAAACTACGAGGGTGAACCTACTATACAGGAAGTTCTAGATAAAACTAGACTCACACTTAACGACATAAAATACGATATTAAGCTAGGGTATATAACTAGGGCATCAAAGCCTACTGTTTAATATAAGCCGTTTTAAGCGTTTGATCAATAAATTAGGTATATACCCTTTACCTTAAAATTCATACGCTTAAAACCTTTTAAAAATAAGATACGATTATCCTTTACTGATTTATAATCAGTAGGTATTATATAGGTAATATATTAATAAGAGGTTTATATATGGAAAATCAAGAAACAGTGTGGGTAGTAAGCTACGGCACTACCTCACTAGATAACAGAAGTGAAGTTATATGTTATGATGAAGCTTCAGTAGAGTCGGCATGTAATAGTATAGACGACAGGCTCAACCCTGAAACTATATATGTATTTACAAGACCACACACTAGTAAAACTAATGGTTATTTCTGGAAAGGAGGACATATACTCGTAAATGGAAAATGACACCCAAATACCTATACCTAGTAGGTCAGAAACTGCACCTCAGGTTTACCATTTTTATAAACTTGACGTAGGTGACCACATGGATATAAGCCCTGAAGATAATAAACACTTAAGAAGAGTGCGTGGTGCTGCTAGTATATACGGTAAACGTAATGATAAAACATTCGTGACCCGTAGCGTGTATCATGAGGGTAAGAAAATATTAAGATTATGGAGAACGAAGTAGTATCATATTTACGCTGTGCTAACCCAGAGTGTAAAAACCCCGTGCCTAGTAAAGCACGTAGATACTGCACTGACAAATGTTTAAAAAGAGCCATGACTTTAAGGAATATGGATGCCTATAAAAATGTTTATAAAGACTTAGACGGCTGGGCAGGTGGACCGAGAGGTTTAACTAAAGTAGAAAGTTCTATTAAACATGACGAAAGTTATATCATAGGTGACGGTAGATTCGCAGTTGATGATTACCACGTTGACCCAGATATATTTGCTATAGCGGAAGCTAACCATGAAAAATATGTACAAGATAGAAACGAACACGAAGCTAAAGTTGTCCTAGCAGGTTTAGAAGCATTTGTAGAAGAATATAATAAACACCATGAAGTAAGTTATGCCAGTGAACAAAATAAAAAACGACAGGCTAAGTTAACAAAAGATCAAAAGAAAGCTATAGAAATTAAACAAAAACAATATTTTCAAGATAATAGAGAAAAAATAAACAGACAGGCTAGAGAAAGATACGCTAAAAACCCTAGTAAATATAAGGAGTACTCTAAAAAGTATTATGAAACCAAAAAAGAAATTATCGCCCAAGCAAGAAAAATACGCTCAGAACGTAGCTAAAGGCATGAGTAAAAAAGATGCTGCACTTGACGCAGGGTACAGCGAAAAGAATGCTAAACGTGCTGGGTATGTACTTGATTCTGATGCTAACCCATTAGTAAAACAAAGGATACAAGCTTTACAAGAACGTGCTGCTAAAAAGGTAAGTTTAGATTTATCAACTCACTTAACTGATTTAAAAGACATACGTGAGGGAGCTATGCGTAATGGTGCATGGTCTGCTGCGGTTACTGCGGAAGTTGCTAGGGGTAAAGCAGCAGGACTTTACATTAACCGTAGTGAACTAGTGGTTAATAAAGTAGAGACTATGTCAAAAGAGGAAGTGCTTGAACGTATGAAACAACTATACTATGACACAGGTGGTATATTGCCTGTAGGTAAAATAATAGAGGGCGAGGCAGAGATAGATGAGTAAAGGTAGTAAAAGACGACCAGAAGACAGTAAAAAATATGAGGAGGCTTGGGTAAAAATATTTGGTACTAAACCGAAAAAACAACCTAAGATCAGTAAGTTAAAAAATAAATGAGAGGTAAAGACATACGAGTATGGATAACTACGTTTACCATAACTAGAGAAAATGGGCAAAAGAAAACATTTAGTGGACCGTATATTTTTGCTTTTGATTATAACGAAGCTAAACAAGAAGCAGAAATGCTAAGCAATGCTGCGGTATCGATAGATTCAAAAATAGTGATAGATATAGTTGGTGAGTTAAATGAGGAAACAAATCAACCTATATTACATTGAGGAGAGAAAATGGATAGGTCAAAACCATATAGAATAAAAAATACTATGTTAGCCATACAGTCAGACTGGATGATTAATAAAACTACGTTGGCTATGTTACAAGATGCTGAGCCAGAAATTATAAAATTTCACTCAGGCGACGGCACTAAAAAACTAAATATACCTTTACAAGAATATATAAAACAGGAACTGCCTGACGTTTACTCAGTACCTTTATTTACTGAAGACTTTTGTGATATGATGCTTGATGAAATAAAAAACATGGAGTTGTATTTAGGGTTTAGAGAAAATGATGACGAGGATGAGTTAAGGCAAATACCTGAAATAACTCTGCAAGATAACATACCCCAGATAGCCTCAAACTTACATAGCGTAGCACTTAACCATATGAATCCTTTATTTACTGCAGTGTGGCAACGCTACAGTCTTAGATATAATTCAATACAACTAGCTAACTATAATCTAGCTAAAAGAGAGCAAGGTGAATGGCACCACGACGCCAGTGCCGACATATCGGTAGTAGTTCCTTTAAATACTGGTGACTACGAGGGTGGCGGAACTGAGTTTCATGGTAGGGGCGTAGTGCCACCATTGCCACGAGGTCATGCTTTATTTTTCCCTAGTTTTACCCACATGCACCGTGGTCTAAAAGTGGGTAAAGGAGATAGATATTTATTAGTGTTCTGGTTATTAGGAGCTTACGATTAAACTTTACTATGTTAAGGATGTAAGCTTTAATAATATATAAACCTATAAGGAGTAATAATGAAAAACAAACCTATACTTACACTCGTAAGTGATAACCCTAAACTAAAAACTTACTATG